AATACTAAGCCCCGCGCCAGCCTGTCCCGGGATCAAATAGTGTTATTTGATCCCAATAATAAATATACAATTGGGCTTAAGTACTTATTGGGCCTATTGGGCTGAGACATAGCGCTTCGCGAAGGGAGAGAAAATAATAGCAATAATTATTTATTAATACAATATTCATTTATTACATTTCATTTGGGCAAAGGGGTAATTATACGACCATCTGTAATAGTTATATACAACACTGTAATTCCTAATTCTGTAAATAGTAAATCTAATTCTTTACAATTTACAATTTTACCATCTTCATATGTCACATCATCGTCTACCTCTGGCAACAGAATCTCAAAGCATGACAGACCATCCATGTCCAGTGGCCCGTACAACTGGAAGTGTTGTTCTTCCATGACGAAGTACTTGACGTTAACCGGAACATCCTTCTTCCACCGGAGTAGACACCGTGTACCACACCGATCGGAACAGTACTGAGCTAACGGAATCAAAAAATCACAGAGCTCCGATATCTCTGACGAACTCAGAACCTCTTTCTTCAACAACGATTGATAACGCATACACGACGCTTCAATTGATTTATCCAGAAACTCTTTCTTCCGTTCTTCCTGCATATGATTACGGACAATCCTCTCCTTGAGCTCTAATGGAAGCTCGGAATAGTATTCAAGAGCCATGGTTGTTGTGAGAACAACAACGAGAACGATGGTATTTATAGCCAATTATATTCATTGCTTCGGGACGAAGCAATCTATTTCCACATGTGGCCGACAAGGGCGGAAAGCAAAACGCGTATGGAAAGTATCCACTTTCTCAATAGCCAATCACAGCTTGACACGCGTAAAGAGGATCAGTGTACGATCTTCCGTCAGATTCGCTTCTCGAATCACAGATCCTGATCGTACACGCGGACTTCTAAACCAACGGCTTAGATTAAAAGGAGATGACTCCGCTGATCCTGGCGCGGGGGT